TGACACCTCAGGAGAGGTGCTCTGGGAGGGCCCTGCTAGCTGTCGTATTACGACATCTGTGCCTGGCCGTTCAGGTGTGGTCGATTCGGCAGATTTTCTCGCCTTACTCGGCAACGCCTATTCAGCGTTCTACGCGACGGTCGACGTGGGCAATGTGCCCGAGACCGACGTTGTTGACAAACTGAAGAATAAGATTCCGCGCATCACTGCGTAGTAACCTTGTATCTTCAGAGGGTTAAAGTTCCCTCACGGAGCGGATTCTTCGTCAAATCCTTCGACAAAGTCTGCTCCACCAAGATCCGTGCGATGCATGGAACTAACGAACACAATGTTAAGTTCCTAATCACCGCATGGGTTACTTTGGTTTCGGACTCGCCAATTTCCCCATCCTCTAAGCCCAATAAGGTTTTCAACCGTTTCTTCACAGATTTGGTTGGTGACCTGTTTGGAACTATTGAGGAGTTCTCTGGACTCGCTGACTCCATCATTTCTTCGATAGAGCACGGCGACGATGGTCCTTCGATAGGACCATTCCTTCCCGCTATGAAAGGCACTCCGGTTTTCAAGGAGTATCTAATCTGGCGAAAAGATCCTGAGAATTTCCATCTTCTTCGTTTTATTCTTTCCTTCCTATACTTCGGAAGTAAATTGTATTACGAAAAAGACGATCTCGATGCCACCGCCTTGCGCGGATGGTACGAGGTTGAGGAGAAGTTAAGATCATTGTCTCTAGATCCCGATCTGATATTACTGCTGAAGAAAATTCTCCAAGCAGTCTTTGAAGACTGGGAGTTACTACCGTTCCTTCCGAAACATGGAAGTGGACGTGTAGCTGAGCGCGGAATATGGGGTTCAGAAAAGAAGAACTCTCAATTCCGGTGGTCGTCAAAGATAGACATCCTCACGAAGATGTGGGGCGTCTTACCCTTTGATAGCGACAACAGTGTCGTCACCCCGACGGCACAGCCACCCGACCTTAGTACCGTGAGTCAAGAATCATCACGTGTCAAATTCGTTCCTAAAAACTGGAAGAAGACCAGGACCATATGTATGGAACCAGTCGTCTACCAGTGGGCGCAACAAGCTGTGCGCCTTAGTTACGAGTCTCATCTCGAAAAGAGTTTGTTGAAGCGTATCGTCACTATACGTGACCAACGTAACAACCAACTTGCGGCCCAATTTGGGTCGGAATTCGGGATGGTAGATACGATCGATCTTTCGGCCGCTTCTGACAGCGTCTCGTGGAAGCTTGTTAAAGCTATCTTTCCAGCTAAGGTGTTAAAACTCTTAGCTGCCACGAGGACTGCCAAAGTAGAAGTCCCTGACAAGGACCTCCCTATAGATGTGGAGAAATTCGCACCTATGGGTAGTGCACTGTGCTTTCCTGTGCAGTCTACAATATATTCTGCAATTGTTATTGCAGCTATATTAGCAACCACTTACGGTCTTGAACTAGAATGGGTAAAGACTTACGAGCCTTCGCTTGTCAAGCGAGATCTTCGGCAACTTGTCTTCGACAAGTACACCTTAGAGGCTAATAAGTTTCAACCATTCCACGTCTATGGCGACGATATCACATGCGATCAGCGTGTGACTTCTCTAGTCATAGAGATGTTACGTGGTCTCGGCTTTTCTGTCAACGAGGAAAAATCTTTTGTTGGCAGTCAAGCTTATCGCGAATCGTGCGGTAAGCACTATTCGTTCGGAGACGACGTGACTCCCTTCTATTTCAAAGTTAAGAAAATTGGAAAGAAGGTTCGGATCGACACCTTAGCAGGGATCATAGATCACTGCAACAGGTCACTTGAGTATGGTTACCTCAATCTGAGGCGACATCTCAAGAATTTTATCATCTACTACCCTGTATTGGATAGTAGACAGGATCCCGAAGGTAGGAATCCTGTTCTCTTTAGTTCTAATGAGAATGATTCTATGTCTATCCGAAGTGAAAATCCTAGGAACTCGCACTTGAAACGACGCGAGTATACCCGGGACATGAAGCCGACCAAAGATACGAGGTATTACTACCAACGATCGGAG